GCAGAGTCCTACAAATCCAGGCAGTCCATGCAGGTTCAGAAGAAATGGGCGTACCGTCCTCCTCCGGAGCATGGCATAGATGATGTCTCACTAAGGAATAACTTCTGATGAGGTCGAATGGCGAGAATTGACGGGAAAAGAAGTGCCCGGTTCAACGTCGATGAGGAGAGCAATGCGATCCTCAAGGCGATGGAGGGATACCAGTATGCCCAGGGTGACTGGCTAGCCTACTACCGCTGGGACCCGGCCGCTACCATTATGGATGACGTCTACGATGAGGCAGTAGGGCAGGGCCTGATCTACAAGCCCCCGTTCCAGTTGCCCGTCCTTCACGTGACCCACATCGAGGGAGCCAACGAGTACGGAGACGCGGGCTTCTACTACAATGACGACCTTGACGCACAGATAGCGTTCGATAAGTTCGTGCAGGCGGGCATGTCGATGGCCGATATCACTACCGGCGCGTATATTAAAGACAGGGTGCTATACGACCGGAAGATCTTCCGGGTGACCCAGCTTGCCATTGAAGGGCAGGTCCAGCAGAGGGACCTCGTGGTAGGATTAAGTGCGACGATGTGTAAGCCTGACGAGTTGGTGAACGATGTCGTGTTCGCTCTGTGGTCGCAGGGTGGCCAGAATGATCAAGAAGGGACTCAATAACCTTGTCATTGCCTACCACCGGACAAACTAACTGGGGCACGCCGCTATCCAGCTATATCACTAGCGTGGTGCTCGCTACTGCCACGTCCGCGTCCAACGCTATCGCGAACCACTCGGCTAACATCCCGGCTGACCCGCACGGAGACCGGGCCTATTCCCTGTCCCTGGTGACTCCTATTACCTCCGGGGTCAACCAGCCTAACGGGTACGTGCAGCTCCAGTCCAACGGGCTGATCCCCAATGCCCTGCTGCCGTCTGCTGGCGGGCTGTCCGACGTTTATGACGTTAGCTCGGCTACCTATGGCGCAGTGGGAAACGGGACTACCGACGACACTACCGCAATTCAGGCAGCTCTCACCGCATGTGCGAATGCGGGCGGTGGCGAGGTGTGGATTCCTAACGGAAAGTGGCTGATCAGCGGCACGCTGCTGGTAGGAAACAACACCCAGGTGCACATGTCAGCTGGTGCCACTATAATTCGCGGGCGCAACGCTACATCCGGGCTCTATCCCTCCGTGATGTTCTCCAATTTCAGCACCAGTACCACCCTATCCAGCATCACCGGCAATATCTCGTTTGTCGGCGGGGTCATCGACTGCACTACCGGCAACACCATCAATACTGCCTGCCAGGCGATCAACCTGGCCAACGCCAGCTTCGCGGCTATCCAGCAGACCGCGATCATCGTGCCCGTCAACAATACCGCTATCAGCTTGTGGGGCATGAGCAACGTTATCGTCTCGCAGAACCTTATCACTACGTACACACCTAGCGCCAGCACCTCCACCGCTCCTGCTATCTACCTCGGCGGCTCGAATGCCAGCGACCTGCCATCCGGGTTAGCCGGCTCCATGTACTCGGCATACAACTGCACCACCATAGGTATCAGCTATAACGCATTAGGCACGCCACTTGGCGGATGGTACGTCAGCACCGAGAGCTTCGGCGGATTCGGATACTTCGTCGGCACCAGCATTACCGTGCAGGCCGCGCACAGCTACATCATCCTTGAAGGCAACTACCTTGGCGGGCTATGCCAGAACATGCTGCCGAACAACAACGTGCAGTCGTGGACCCCGTTCAGTTACATCACCCTGATAGGTAACCAGTTCTACTCCGGGCTGTCCTCTGTCGCACTGGCGTCTATCAGCTCCTCGTGCATCACGTTCCCGTACTTCGAGGTCCGGGGCAACACGCTGAACCTGGATATGGGCACACCACAGTCGATGACCGGGCTGAGCAACGGCTGGTCAGTGTCATCCGGTGTCACCTCCCCGTCCCCGCAGTATTTCCTTGACGAGGATGGCTACATCAATTTCGAAGGCGTTATCCAGAACAGCTCTCCCAATCAGAGCACGTTCTATGTCATGCCGTCCTACTTTGAACCCAGTTCACTGCACACCTGGGCTGCGACCCTGGTCGGCGGTATATTCAGCGGTACCCCGAACGCTGTGCTGCGCGTGCAGATCGATGATGGGGGCAACATGTCCTTGCAAGGTCCGACCCTATCAGGCTCTCCGGTGAAGGTCTGCATATCCGGGCGCTATCCCACCAAGGCTGTAAAGGGTATCAACTAATGCCGTGGCTCCGTAATGAGGACGCTGCGATCAAAATGAAATTGCAGGGGCTGCAGGTCTTCGATGGCAACGCTCCTACCGGAAGGTCCGTTCCGGTGCGTTACCGGCTGCCCGAAGATGAGCTAGCTAACCTTTCCTACCCCATTATCATTATCGAGCATGCCGGACTCTACCCGGACCCCGCACGCGAGCACCGGGGCTATATCCAGGTACCCTATGTCCCGGAAGGGTACGCACCGTGGTGGAACCCGGCCGCTACCACGATCAACCCGGCCGAATCACCCTACTATTCGTACTTCCCGCTGCCGTACAACTTCGACTACCAGATCACGCTGTACGGCCGCTTCATGACCCAGCACATCCAGCCGCTGGTCACCACGCTGGCCACAGAACAGTACCTCCCGTATCACATGGGATACCTTCAGATACCACAGGACGGGACCACCCGGTCCATGTTCCTGCAAGGCGGCCCGGAATTCTCCTATGGCAAGGACGAGGACGGGAAACGGATATTCAAGGTCAGCTATCTTATCCGGGTCTTCTCGGAAATAGTCCCGGCTGTTACAGCCATGGCAGAGTATGGCGGTACACTAGTTCCTGTAAACACAGTAGACATTGACCTGAGCGTCTACTCGGATACAAACGACCTGGTTATGGATTCACCAGCTGAGATTGAGAAGAATATCGGGATCTACAGCTTCGGAATTCCAGTCCAGTTCAACACTGAGCAGCTTCCTTAAGGGTTTGAGGAGTTAATTTAATGGCATCACCTGGCTACCCCGGTGTGTTCGTCAACACATCGCTGTCTCCTCTCTCCAGTAACAGCACCATTCCCGGGGAGGCGACAGCGGCGTTCGCGTTAGGCTACAACATCGGCCCGACCGCCCCCACTCTTGTCACTTCCTGGGGACAGTACACCCAGCTTTACGGCGGATTCAACGTCGCGAACGCCAGCCCGCTGGCCTACGCGGTCTACCAGTACTTCACCAATGGTGGCAGCCAGGCGTACGTTCTCCGTCTTCCCAACCAGGACGCCACTACGGCCAGCCTCACGCTGGACGGCATCGGATCGGATGTCTCGACTCCCATCCTGACTGTCACGGCCACATCGCCCGGTGCGTGGGGCAATGGCATCTATGTACAGGTCACCTCTACCGGCACCACCGGGCGCGTGAACTTCTACGTGTACAACGGCGGTACCTCCACCTCCAACCTGGTGAACAGCTACCAGTCGGTGTCCATGAACCCCTCGGACCCGCGTTACCTGGTCAACATGGTCAACTCCTCGGTGTCCGGGTCCAGCTACGTCACCCTGACGCCGACGCTGGGCAGTGGCGGGTACGTCCTGGGCACCACGGACCTGGCCCCGGCCGGGCCTACCGCGCTTGGCTCCGGTACTGACGGCTCTATCGCCCCGGCGCTGGCCACGGCCATCCCGGCTGGGTTCAGCACGCTGCAGAACCAGGTCATCAACCTGAACGTGCCCGGCTGGACCAACACCTCAGACCTTAACGCGCTCATCGGGTGGGCTAACACTCAGCAGACAGTGTTCATGGTGGTCGACGCTCCGTTCGGCGGGGTGCCGCTGGAGTCCAGCGCCACTGTCGCGCAGAACGCCACCACGCTGGCTGCTGCGCTGACTGCTTCCGCTAATGCTGCCCTGTACAGTCCCTGGCTGAACATCCAGGACCCGGCATCGTCAGTCCCTGGTGCCACGGTGTGGGTCGCGCCTGGCGGTGCGGTGCTCGGGCAGTACAGCTACAGCCTGACCACCTACGGAATCCAGCAGTCACCTGCCGGTATCCAGGCCCCGGTCGCAGCCGTGCAGCTCGAAGCGCAGTTCACCCCGACCGACCTGACCAACCTGGAGACCGCGAGCGTCGACCCGATCAGGAACGTCCCGAGTGCTGGCTTCTGCATCTTTGGTGCCCGCACGCTGCAGAACGGCTTCCCCAGCCGCTACATCTCCATCCAGCGGACTATCCAGCAGATCGTCCACGACCTGACCAACATCACGCAGTTCGCGCTGTTCCAGCCGAACGACGCGACACTGTGGGGCCAGATCGAGACGGTGATCACCCAGTACCTGACCCAGCAGATGCAAGCCAACGTGCTGGCAGGCACCACGCCAGCGACCTCGTTCACTGTCACGTGCGACAGTACCAACAACACGTCCTCTACTGCTCAGGCCGGGATTGTGAACGTTGCCGTGGCAGTGGCCCTGGCCTCTCCCGCCGAGTTCATCCAGATCAGCCTGCAGCAGTTCCAGGGTACGACTACCGCTACAGTCACCACGTCGTAAGGGAGACGGTTAAAATTCCAGTCACGCAGACAGCGAGCATTGCACACTTAGCAACTGACCCGCTGAGAAACTTCAAGTTCCTGGTGAACTTGCACCCCCCGGCTGGCTCACCTGTCTCCAGCAGCGTCATCTCCCTGGGGTTCATGTCGGTGAGCGGGCTCAACATCAACGTTGACGTCATTGCCTATCGGCAAGGCTCATATAACACGACCACCCAGAAGATGCCGGGGCAGGCCGACTTCTCTCCCATCACGCTGTCGCGTGGTGTGGCAGTCGGAACCGACTACGGAATGCAGTGGATGCGACAGCTCTTCACGGTCATGCAGGGCACAGGCAACAGCCAGGCTGGCTCGGACTTCCGGTTCACCATCGACGTGGCCATCCTGGACCACCCGGTGACCGCTGCCACCGTCCCGGTGAACGCGGCGTTCCGCATCTACAACGCATGGCCTACCGCTGTCGCGTTCTCCGACCTGGACGCGGGCGCGAACCAGCTCTTCATTGAGCAGCTTACCCTTGCTCACGAAGGCTGGGACTTCGTACTGTCCTCCTCGCTGGGCGCGGACGCCCCGAACTTCTCGGATGGCGGGTCAGCCACGTCTTGACCCTAGCTCTGCCGATCAGCCCTCGCCTACTGGCGGGGGCTTTTCGTTTAAACTGAGGATGTCGCACTCATTCGTAGCTCATAAGGAACAACATGCCCGAACGCAAAGTAATAGACCCCAACGACCCGGCTGTGCAGGCCAAGGCTAAGGCCGCGCAGAAGGCGCTAGAGAACACCAAGAGCCCGGTCCCCAAACCCCCGCTGCCCCCGGAGGATCTAGTCAAGCTACCAGGTGGCCTGCTACGCCCGGATGGCACGACCATCACGCACGCGAAGATACGCGAACTGACCGGCGAGCATGAGGAAGCACTGGCCAAGGCTGTCCAGTCGGGCAACATGTTCCACTTCATGAACGTGCTGCTGGAATGCGGTGTGGCGCAGATCGGGGAACTGGACGACAAGGACACCAAGGAGACCCTGAAGGATCTCCTGCTCGGTGACCGTGATGAGCTGGTGCTGGCCATCCGCTCCGCTACCTATGGCAAGACGATGGAGTTCCCCGACTGGGTGTGCCCGCACTGCAACACCAAGAGCGCAGTGCTCATCGACCTGTCACCCGAAGGCGGGGATGTCATCCGCAAGCCGCTGGAAGACAAGAGGCTTGTCTTCAGCCTTGACCTGCCCAGCGGTATCAAGGCCACCGCGCACCTGCCTACCGGCAAGGACCAGATGGCTATCTTCGAAGACCCTGACCTCACCAACCCGCAGCGCAACAGCATCCTCATCGCCCGGTGCGTGGAGACCGTGACTCCTCCGGACGGCATCACGCTGAACGTCATCGCGCATCCGCGAATCGCCCGGGGAATGAAACTCGCTGACCGCCACGCCATCGTTGACCAGCTAGCGGAGCGCCAGCCAGGGCCTCGGTATAATGAGATCAAGTGGCAGCACACGGAGTGCGGCAAAGAGGTGACCCTCGCACTGGGGATACGCGACATGTTTCGCGAGCTTTTCCTCTACCTCTGAGCACACTGCGGATATGCGGGCCAAGGTTGACCCGTATTACCTGCTGGCACTTGACTACCTCATGTACATGAATGATGTAGCCATCGTTTCAAAGGGATTTCCCGGGTGGTCCCTGGCTGACATCAAGGCCATGCCCGTCCGGGAGCGCCGCTACTGGACGCAGTGGGTGACGGCGATGACAGAACGGAAACACTGATGGCTGGTACGGGTGGCTCGTCGGGCAACGGCTCGTCCGGAGGCGTTGGCGGAACATCTGCGTTCGGCGGCAGGCTCTTAGGCACTAACGATCTGCAGACCACTGTCGACAAGTTCACCCAGGCAGTCAGCAACCTTACCTCCACCGTCGCGCAGATGGCAGGGCAGACCGGTGGCAGCGGCAGCCTGCAGATGAGTACCACACCCGGACTGGGCACGGGTGCTACCGGGGCCACCTTCACCTCCGGGCAGTTCCCGAAGATGATGTCCACGGCAGCGGGCAACCAGGGCGCATTCACCAGCCCGCCCAGCGGGCGCTTCCAGGGTGCTGCTGTCATGGGCAGCGGCGGAAACGGGAACATCTCCCCGCCGACTTCGCAGTCAACCAGCGGCAACGGCGGGTATGGTGCGGCCGGTATGGCGATCGGCGCGGGCATGGCCCGGGGCATCATGGGGTACGGTGCCTCGCAGATGTCCCCGCAGCTAGCGATGAATGCTTACTACCAGCAGGCTGCGCTGGCCGCGCCCGGCGCATCGTGGAATGGCATCTACGGCGGTGCGTTCGG